GGAGCGCTGTTGCAAAACGGGCAGGGCAGCAGCATCTCATCACTTATCTGCATTGGTCGTGTCCTTGAGTTGGGAGACAGGAGAGGCAGGGAGGGGACGCCAGTGGGTGGGGTCTGGCTCACTGTCGGAGTCGTCTTGCCAGTACGCTTCGCCGTAGCCGGCATCCTTCCACCAGCAATCGAAATGCCGATCGCCTTGAAGTGCGAGGAACCGCGTCCCGTCTTTCGGCGCGCTGTCCATCGGGCGCCATCCCGCCACCAGTGCAGAGAGCCGAGAGAGTTCGGCGAACTCGGCCCAGACTTGGCATGTCGGGCACTCCGGTTCGAACTCTCCACACTTTTCGCCCCAGTGTTCCCTGATCGCTTCTGCGATTGCGTCGCTCATCAGTCTGATCCTCCATCGTGTTCGGGGTGGGTGCAGGAGCCGTCGCAATCGCCGATGTGGCGACATGGGCACTCATCGGGCTGGCCGTGTGCGACGGCGTAGCAAACGCCCGCCTCATCGCAGCCGACACCAAGAGTGCAGGCCATCGGCTCCACATCGGACTCGTCGGCGGCTAGGTTTTCGAGGTCGTCAAGTGTCGCGAGCGGGCTATCGACCGTGCCTGTGCCGTTGCAGTACTTGCATGGGATGTTGGTCTGGTTCGACCAAGGACCAGAGTTCCAGTCGTTGCCGTGCTCCCACACATATCCGCTGCTTTCGAAACAGGCCGGGCATGGCGCTTGGCCGGGATACTCGTCCCATGGCCCGTGATCTTCGCCGGTCAACTGGCGCAATTTCTCGCCGTCCAGTTCCAAGGCGCGCTGCATATCGCGGTCAGTAGTCATCGTGTCCATCCTCGAAATCGTTCGGCGGCCCGTAGGACGCGAGTGTCTTCGGCAAATTGTTGGTCCCAGCGGCGTCTATTTCAGACGCCTCGGCTTCCCAGCACGGGAAGCAAAGCCGATGATACGACTGATAGATTTGGCTCTCGCCGTAGCTGTCCATGAGATTGGCGCGGCGCTTGCATCGCGGGCAACTCATTGTTTTGCCTCGCTGTCTATCCTGTGCATATGCTTGCGGATGCGGTGACGGAGCCCGTCAATATTGCTGGCCATCTGGCGCACGGCGTCGTCGCGGAAATCGTTAGCGAACTGGTCGAGTTGACTGACGATGCGAAAGACTTCCAAATCAAGCTTGTCGGCCGCGATCTGCTTCACAGTTCGAAATCCGCAGATGGGCCTCCTACTCATGGTCGCCGTCCTCCCGTGTAAGCCGCTGCCGTTCGTCTCGGTCCTCGCGCAAAATGTCGGGGTCCGGCTCCATTTCCTCCCACGGGCAGATGCCGTTCATTTCCTCGCGCAACTCACACGATCTTGTTGAATACGCGCCGCAAAATTCGCAAATGTCGCCGGGCTTACTCATGGTCGCCGTCCTGTATCTCGGGGTTGAAGCTTGGCCGATCGAGAGCCGAGCGCGTCGGGGAAAAGCCGCGTGATCTGAGCGGGGCTTTGCTCTTGGGCCAGGTTCCGTTCGCCTTCCGGCGAATCCGGTCAGCCTTCGCGCCTTCGCTGTTTTCCTCCCCGGTCTTCTCCCGGTGCTTGGGGCGCCAGATCGGAGCGAGATTTGATTCGCGATGGCTCCCGCCATCCGCCAGCCGCTTGACGTGGTCGAAGTCGTATTCGCCCTTCGACAGCTTCCTGCCTGTGACGTAGCAGCGGCCATTGTGGCGAAGGAAAATGCGGTCCTTGACGCGATCCGGGATGCGCTGGTCGGGATGGTCCGCGATCCACTCCGGGATCTGCCGGCCGCCGAACGGGCTGTCGATCATGGGGGCTGACATCACGCTACCTCTTCGCAGATCGGGCGGTTGGCAAGTTCAAGCAACACGTCGGCGTGACACGGCGTATCGAGGGCGCAAAAGCAGGCAAGATTTTTGCCGCGAAGCGCGACGATTAGATCAAGTGCCTTCTCCGCGTGTGGCGTATCTCGATTGAGTTCCCACAGGAGGGCGCGGCGGAACGCCTTCACGGCCTGTTCTGCATTCTCCACGGTCCCCTTGTGGAATCGATTAAAGCTGAAAGGCGAGGGCTCGCCGATCACAAACGGATTGCCATACGGGCCGGGCCTCGTGACCTTCACCGTGTTTGCTGGCATGCGCCATCCCTTGCGACGCGACAATTGGATGCGAACCGGGTCAGCCATCAGTGCTGCCCTTCCACATATGCGCGCAAGGATTCCTCGACCACGCGCTTCTTGGCCTTCCGCGCCCGGCTCAGAGCCTGGGTGTAGGTCTTGCGCTTGGCGATGGCTTCCTTGCTCATCGCGTCTCGATAGGCGGGGATGAACCGCGCGAGCTCGTCGGCGGCGCACGGCGCTGCCTTGGGGTGCTTCTGGCGCCACCAGCGGATGATCGCGCGGATCATGGCTTCACCTCGCGTAGGCTCTTGAAATCAGGATCGCTGGCGCACTCGATATGCAGATCGTCCTCCAATCTCTGGCAGGCATGTGCCGTTGCTTCGATGCGTTCCGGCGTCCAGTGAGGGTCAAGCCGCTCTGCTGCGGAAAGCATTTCCCAATGATGGTCCCGGACGAGCTTTCTGCGGATCGTGACAACGTTGCTCATGCTGCGCGCTCCTCTATCAGCGCCGGATCGGTCCATTGCACGCCATGCCGGTCGCCGTATTCAATGATCGTCGTGATGAGGTCCGCGCACTGGCGCACTGTCAGCCGGGAAGACCGAAAGCCGAGAGGGAACGGCCCGCTGTTGTCCAGCCCTTCGCAGAACTGCACCTGATGGCCCAGGACGTGCATGAAGGCTGCCTTCCATGTCTCGGGCGTCCAGCGCCGTCCTTCGGGCTTGGAACGGCTCACGTCGCTTAACAAAGCCCAAAGTTTTGCGTTCTGGTCGTTGTTGCGGGTGGCCTCGCGCACCGTCACCACGGCGTCGACCGGCGCGCGCTCGATAAGCGTCTTGGCGAAGATGCGCTGCGATGTGCCGTGAAGGATGACGGTCTGTGCCATTTACCAGGCCCTCATCGCATTGGCGTAGGTATTCGGACGGTCAGGGTCGCCATCGTTGGCGGCGATGGCTTCGCGCCGGGACTGGAATTTCTTGGCCGCTTCTGTCTTGTAGTCCTTCGACCACTCGTCGCGCTGGGCGATGTGCTTCCAAACCTCGGCGCACTTGTTGACAGCCAAGACGGTTGCGCAATCGAGCAATTCCTTGTCGATCTCGGCTAGGCCGCGCTTCTGCTCTGCCGCACTTGTCGTCGGCTTTGCCGCCTGCCGTTCCTCGTCCTTCAGATCCCCGACGTACTTGCTGTCGTCGTACCGGCCCATAAAGATATCGCCGGCAAAGCCGATCATGGACAGCGCCTTGATCAGCGCGTCGGTAACGGACTTCTTCGGGGCGTCTTCGTCGGTGAACGGCTTCCCGCTGGCGCGCATGCCAGAAAACGACGTGCCGCCGATGTGTTCGACCTCGCCGCGCTCGCCGCCCCACTTGTACCAGACCTTGACGCGGGCGATGCTCATGCGCTCGCCGCCGGCGCCTTCCTCAATACGCTCGTCTTCGATAATGAAGCCCCAGCCGATGCCGCACGGGCCGAACGTCTCCGTCGCCTTCTGGACAAGGTAATAGGGCTTGGGAGACGTGCCCTTGTACGATTTGCCAGTGATTTCCTTGGTCTGCGCCGGCGGGGTTTTCTCAACCCGGCCCCAGAGATCGAGATTGTTCTGCGTCATGCCGCCACCTCGCCCATGGTCAGCAACATCCGGCGATGAACCGCGCGGACTCGGCTCACATCGTCACGGCAGTAATCCGAGATACGGGCGAACTCCCCAGCCTTCCACATGCCGGCGATCATCGAGCCGTCGATGTCGGTCTTGCCCGGAACGCCGAGCGCCTTGCAAAGGTTGTCGAGGCTGATCGTGTCCTTGGCGCCGGCCCACATATGCTGCGTATCGTGAACGTCGAGGGACCACGGCTTGGGATCGCGCGGAAACCAATGGGGGACGGTTACGCCCAGGACGAACGCCCGCTGCCATATGAACCGCAGATCGAACCCGGCAACGTAGTGACCGACAATAGTCGGTCGGGCATGAAGCGGCGCGTCTGCCATGATCTGCTCAAAGGCAGTCGTGAGCGTCGTGCGCTCGGCATCGTTGCCGCTGTGGTGCAGAGCAGCGACAGGATCACTGTCATTCCATGCCCAGCCGATGCAGGCGATCTTGCCAAACGCGCCGTCGAAGGATGTCTTCGCCACCGCCTCGATGATCTTGGCTGGCTTGGTGTCCTTCTCCCACGCCGCGAGCGTATCCGCCTTGGTGATGCTGGCGGACGGCTTCACCGCGGCAGCGATCTGCTCGATGTGAGCCGGGTTGTCGGTCGGGATTGTCTCAATGTCGAGATACAGGTAATCGCTCATTTTGCAGCCCTCCTGACGGCTTCGGCGTATTGCTTCCAGGCTGCGATTGCCCGGCGCATTTCCATGCGGTGATTGAAGCGCCAAGCCGGCAGCCGCCAGCGGAGCGCGAGTTGCGCCGTGCGACGGGCAGCCGTGGCGTTCCGAAATGCCGTGTCGGCACGGAACCGCTCCCATACGTCCGGGATGATGGTGAGATCGGCCATAGTCACGCTGCGCGTTCCTGCTTATCCGTGAGGGTGAGGTATCGGGCCTGTGCAGACCGGCGCCGGCCGATGTCGGCCTCGGTTTTCAGGATTTCCTCGCAAGCGCGAAGCTGTTCGGCGAGCTTGTCCCCGAGAGCCATGACAGCGCGGGAGAGGATGGCGTGCTCGTCGCGCATCCCGGCTTCCATGCCTTCATGCTCTCGTTGAGAGAGAGTGGGGGAGGTCATGGAAGCGGCACCATGGTAAATGCCATTTCGTCCAATCCGGGAACGAAGGCGATTGGCGCGCGCTCTTCGATAGCGTGAAGCCCGTAGGACGTGACGCCTGTCGGCTCGCCATCTTTGTCGATAACCAGCAACAGGCATGCGCTGGCCTTAGTGATCGCAAGAAGGACCATTGCGTGACCCGCCTTGCGCCCGTAGCCGCCGCTGATCGCATACACATTCCCGACGACGGGTTGCGCAAAGGTAGGGAGGTCCGAAACGTTGATCCTCATAGCATCCTCTCCATCCAGCATCCGAAAGCGACACACCCAGGCAGCACGAAACAGCAGGTGCGCCATTTGCGGTCAGGGTCGAAAAGGTAGTTGCAGGTTGCAGCCAGCACGTCAGACATGGGAGTCCTCCGCGCGGGCGCGCTGTTTCGCAACTTGCTCGCGATAGCGTTTGGCCGCTGCCAGCCGCTTGTCAGCGCACTTGCGGCAATGGTCGCCGTAGTTCGTGTTCCGCACGTCCATAAGCCGCCCTGCGGATGGCTTTCCGCACATGCGGCAAGTGGGGTATGGGTCAAACCAGCGAAGGTCAGCTTCATAGGCCGCGCTCATGCTCCTACCTCCTCAGTATGGGGTTCGACACTCGCGAGAGCGGTGTTGATGATCGACAGGGTGCCGGCGCCAGTGTCCTTGATGCCAAGGCGTTCCTGAAGGATTTCTACCTGGACCTTGGCTTCCTGCAGCGCCTCGTATATCTTCGGAGATGCGACGATCAGGCGGGCGTCGGCCTCACTGCAATGGAGGTCAGCTTGGTAATGTCGACCGGTTCGCGGGTCGCCAATAGAAAGCCAAAGGCTACCGTCAGCGCGAACTCCGAACTCCCACGGCCCTTTGGTGAAAATCGTCATGAAATCCTCCCCAAGCGATCTCTTGCATCCTGGAACCGACGATCCCCATAAGCGCGGTCGTCTTCGGGCTCGTCGTCCGAGAAATCCTCGGTCACGTCCCTGCACTTGTCCTCGCTGGAATTGATCATGAGGATCTGCGTCCACCACTTGTCGTAGTTCCTGACGTAGTCGTAGACATCGGCCTCCGAGTTCAGGAGCATGCAGTCGCAGCCATCGCCGCGAATAAGCCAGTGATCGCGGTCGTCGTTGATCGGGGCGGGGGCGAAGGGGCGCATGTCATTCCTCCTCGACGTCAGGGCGCTCAGAGACTCGTCCAGAGCCGTTGCAATCCGGGCAAATGACCTGACGATAGTCGGGTTCAAGCGCCCACCTCGATGCTGGAAGCGGCCCTTCGTCCCATTCGCCAAGGCCGTCGCATGTGGGGCAGACGTACCAAGGACCGTGGTCGTGACCGGTCAACTGGCGCAGCTTCTCGCCGTCCAGTTCCAGAGCCCGTTGCATTTCGCGTTCTTCGCTCATCGTCGTTCTCCCGTTGTCTGGCACGAGCCAGCGCGCGTCAGCGGCGCTCGCCGCACCACTTGCATTCCTGCCAAACCTGAAACGTCATCGACATCGCGCCGACCATCTCGTGGCCCTGTTCTTCGCAGCGGTAGCGCATGGCTTCCTGCACATCCGGCTTGCGCATCAGGGCTTCGTACTCACGATCGTTAAGGCGTCGCATCGTTCGTTCTCCATTTCGAGCCAGCGCAGATACGCTGGCGTAGAGGTCAGCGCTGTGTGCTTGCATGATCTGGCTTCGCGAATTCAGCCTTGGCGTCAGCAAGCGCGAGGCGGATTGCCAGCCGAACAAGGCTCTGGATAGGATCGCCCCGGTCGCGGTCGCGGTCGGCGTAAGCCTGCTTTGCGATCCGATCTATCCGGTCCTTGGCATCTTCACGGTCGTAGAACTTGACCATTTCCGCGCGGAACTCTTCGAGGCTAATCCAGCCGCGCACATAGCGGTTAGTGATTTGCTCTTCGGTCATTTTGCGTACCCCTCGCGGCGGTAGCGACGGCCAAAGTTGCGAACGTCTAGCGCCGCTGCGTCAGCTACTTCTTTCGGGGTGGCGCGGCGGCCGACAGAGGCGTACCCGTCGCGCCAAGCGTTGCCGTTGTCGTCGTAGACGGGAGCGCCAAGCTTCGTGGTACGCACCGGAGCGTAAGGGCAATCGCCCAAGCTCTTGCCTTGTGCTGCGGCTTGCTTCCCTTCGAGAAATGCGAGGTTCATCTTCGTCTCCCGTTCGCCCCGTCATTGCTGGGGTATGGGCAGGGGCATTCGCGCCCCGTCCGGTTGAGATCACTTGATGCCGAGGGCATCCTTTTCGAGCTGGCAGGCGCGCTCCAACGCCTTGGTCACGAGGCCGGGGCTCTTGCCTTCGGCTTCCATCGCAATGGCCTTGTCGAGCCAGCGGTACGCGGAATCCAACTTCTCCTGATCGACGCTCATATTTGCCTCCGTTCCCGATGCGTGATTGCCTCGGTATGGACAGCACTATGGGACAATTTGTCCAACATGTAAAGGACAAAATGTCCAATCAGCGCACAATTGTTCAAGGCGCTGAAAAGCTAGAACAATCGTCCAATTGTGGAATGCGATTCGGCGCTAGGCGCGCCTGCTCGATGCAATGCGGGCGGGGTTCGCCCGAGGACGTGGCGTCCCGGCGACCAGGTTCTCTAATGTAGCGTCCGTGATGACGCAAAACCGCTTCATCAGGTAGGAAGGCATGGGAGTGCGGGACTCGTACTTGCGATAGCGCCAAGCCGGGATGCCGAGAGCGGTAGCCATCTGGTCGGCGGTCCAGCCCTTTTCCTCGCGCCACGCCTTGGTGCGCGCGATCAAAGCGTCGTTGAAAGCCTGCTCTTCGTTGTCTGTCGCCATGCTCCGATTATCGCAAATCATTAATGGCAAGTGGTTGGACAAATAGTCCTTGACAGTTTGGACGGTTTGTCCAATAGATTGCGAATGGCCTCAGAACCCTCACACCCGAAATGGGAACAAATCGAAGCTGCCGCTAAGGAGCTTGGCGTCTCTGACGAGGCGTTCCGCAAATGGTCCGAACGCGGCAGCGTACCTGGCAAGTGGCAGGTACCGATCATCCTCAAAAGCAAGGGACGGATTACGGTCAAGGACTTCCCGGTGAGGGAGTCCGCGTGATGTCAGTTGTTGGCCGCGACGATCGTGCTTTTTTCCATAGCCTTCGCCACGAAGGACGACACATCGTTGATTGTGCTTGCGGCCATGACGAAGCGAGAGACGATAATTCGCTCGGCGCGACCGTCGAAGGCGCAAATGCTGTCCGCATAGAAGGTCAGACGGTAGAGGTCGCCAGCGAGGCGATCCGCGCGCGCCATGCCCGAGACGAAAATGTCGAGGATCGCGTGCGGTTCTGTCAAGGGAGTCTGCAATTTCATCATGCCATTCTCCGCCAAAATGTCGATGTCCCGACGGAATCAGCAAACGCGCAATGTTTTGCCAGCGCAATACGTAGTCTCCGCGACGTAGGGGAATATCCCTACTCATTCCGCGATCACGCGGGGGCGATGGCATGAGCCCCGACAATTCCCAATTCGCTGCCGGCACCTCCCCCGGTCATGCAGCGAAGGCCGCGTCGCTGGCCTCCCACGGCGACGCGGCCACCCTTCAGCATGGAGCGCTCGCATGACCGTTCACTATGCCGGCTACGACCGCACCGAAGGCACTCCCGGTTATTACCCTCCGAGGACGCGCCTCTCCCGAGCTTACCGCCGCGCGCTGCTCATGTTTCGCGCTGGCGTTGACACGCTGGGCATTGCCGAAAAGCTGGGCGTCTCCGAGCATCACGCTTTGAAGCTGGTGACGATTGGGCGCGCAAGGGCGGAGGGCCTTCCCTCGCCATACGAGGCACGCCGATGAACCAGTGGGTGAAGCTTCCCGAGTTCTGCTCGATCGACGGATGCGGCAAGAAGCGTCTCGCGCGCGGATATTGCCAATCCCACTGGCGCAAATGGAGCAACTACGGCGATCCGCTGTTTGTCAAAGTGCGCAAGAAGGTCAGCAAGCCAAACTGCCGGGGCCGCAAATTCTTCATTGAAGTCGTCTTGCCGTACGAGGGGGACGAGTGCCTGATTTGGCCGTTCGCCCGCAATGCCAAGGGATATGGCCCCGTAGCTTGGAATGGACGGCGAGCATTGGTGCATCGGCTCGCTTGTGAACAAGTACACGGTCAGCCTCCTACAGACAAACACCAAGCCGCGCATTCGTGCGGCCAAGGTAAAAACGGCTGCGTCAACCCGCGTCACCTGCGTTGGGCAACTCAAAAGGAAAACGATGCAGACAAGGTTATTCACGGCACTCTGCTGCGTGGGGATCTGCTGAAGTCCTCGAAACTGAAGCCCGATCAAGTCGTTCAAATCCGGTCCTTGGACGGCAGCATTCTGCGCAGCCAGATTGCCGAAATGTTTGGCATTTCCCGCAATCATGTCGGCAACATCGTCAGACGTGAAACATGGTCGTGGCTGCCATGAGAGTCATCATTGGCAGCCACGACCCGTTGACCCGCCCAGGTCACATACACAACCTCGGGCAGGGGTCTTACGCGCACCATGCGCGATTCCAGTTCTTCACCGACGCGCGTTGCCTTGGCACTGCCAACACCTCTGCCGGGCATCGTGAATACGTCTCGGTTCGAATCCGCGTCGGTTTCGCGGGCGGGCGCATCGAGAGGGAAATCAGGCCCTTGAACAAGGTCGCAACCCCGCCCGCCTTCAATTTGCTCCGGCTTCTCGCCGGATGGTCTTCCACGCCGCTCGTCCAGTTCTTGCAGGAAGGCAGCCTGATGGAACACTTCATCGATTCCGAGCCCTATGAAGCGCCTGCCTCTATATCGCGGCGAGTAGGCTGCATGATCGGCGCTGCCCTTTGCGGCATTTCCGCGATGATCATGCTCGCGCTGTTTGCCTGGCTGTTCCTATGGGCTACCGAGGCAAGAGCGCATGATGCGATCCCGACTGCCGCGATGCCCCAGGGATGGACGTACCCGTTCTCTTGCTGCTCTGGCTATGACTGCCGGGAAATCGACCAGTCCCGCGTCAAGGAGACCCGCTCCGGCTATCAGATGCCCACGGGCGAGGTCATCCCCTACAGCGGCGATGTGAGGCTCAAGGACAGCCCGGACGGGCAGATGCACTGGTGTACCGTTGCCGGCGCCGACGATAGCCGCACGATCTGCCTTTTCGCTCCTCCGAAGTCGTTCTGAGGGGTGCGGATCATGATTGTAGACTACCATCCCCGCCGCTTCCTTGTCGATCGCCTCAACGAAGGCTGGCAACTCATTCCCGGCCACGAATACGCGCCGGCAGACTATGCCATCGTGATGCAGCTACCCGACGAGGTTGTCATTCCGACACCGCGTCAGGTCAGGCAGATGATGATCCCGTTCATCCCCGGAAACCGGCGCCAGAGCAACAAGTCCAACGGCGCTGTCTCGGCATCCAAGGTTCGCCTTCAAGGCTTTTTCTCGACCTGGGCAAAGAAGCGGGAGGAAGCGTGAGCGCTATCCGCAAAGAGGAAGACGGTTTGCCGCCCAAGAAAATCGACTTGGTGCGCGCCGCCATGGCCGCAAATGACTGGCGCGGCGCGGTAGCCATTGCCGCGAAGTTCCCACGCTTGGGCGCGGAAAAGGACGCGATCATGGCCGCGCAAGAGGCTTACACGCGCCCCGATTTCCAGCGGCAGCTTGGCCGTGACGTTGAGGCTTTGAAGGCGGCGGGCATTGCCGCGCTAAAGGGGAAATACGGTGTTTGATCTGAATCTATTTGGCGAAACCGTCAAGCCGGACGAGCACGGTAGCGGGCTTGCAAAGGCGTGGGAATACCCGCCTTTTTCGGTGCTTTCGGCGCGTGATGGCTGGTGGCAAGAGCGTAAGCGGCAATGGCTTGCATTGGGCATCCAGTCCGAACTCGGGCGCGGCGAAGACCTCTCGTCCATGGGGGGGCAATTGAACGACGTGAAGCAATCAAGCGGCTTGGCGCGCAATGACTAAATCATTTGCCCGCACGTTCGGCCAGGATTTGATGCGCGGCGAGCACACCGTGGGGGGGGGCATGCCTAGCCATCCCGCCGTACCGGGGCGCGGCACAAGCGCGGCCACCGGTTGCTATAGCGCGGAAGCGCGAAAGACGAACCCCGGCCTTACGTGGGTGGGCGGCGACCGTGATTTTGACGATCTTGACGAAACTAGCCGCAAGAATCTTGCGGCTAGTTCTTCCGGCACGTCGATCTTTGACCCGGTTCTAACCGAGCTTGCCTACCGGTGGTTTTCCCCGCCCGGCGGCACGGTGCTTGACCCGTTCGCGGGCGGTAGCGTTCGCGGCATCGTTGCGTCGCACCTTGGCAGGCAATACCACGGCGTTGAACTCCGCCCCGAGCAGGTGGCCGCAAACATGGCACAGGACGCCATAGCGCGCCCGCCCAAGCCCGTTTGGCATTGCGGGGATAGTCGGGACATAAAAACCATCTGCGCCGGCCTACGGGCCGATATGGTGTTTTCTTGCCCGCCCTATGCGGACTTGGAGGTCTATAGCGACAACCCGCAAGACCTATCGACATTGGACTACCCGGATTTCGTTGCGGCCTACACGGAAATCATCGGCGCGGCTTGTGACCTCCTAAGTCCCGACCGCTTTGCTTGTTTCGTGGTTGGCGAGGTCCGTGACAAGCGCGGCAACTATCGGAACTTCGTTGGCGATACCGTGGCCGCGTTCCGCGCGGCGGGCCTCCACTATTACAATGAGGCCATACTGATTACCGCCGTTGGCTCGCTGCCTATCCGCACCGGGCGTCAGTTCGAGGCGGGCCGCAAGTTGGGCAAGACACATCAGAACGTGCTGGTGTTCGTCAAGGGCGACGGCAAGCGCGCGGCTAAAGCTTGCGGGGGAACGCCGTCATGACCCCCCACACAAAGGCGAGCGACGGGACGGGCACAATCGCAGTCGTCCTCCCTTGGCCGCACAAGAGCCTGTCACCGAACGCGCGTGTTCATTGGGCGGCAAAGGCCAGCCAGGTCAAGAAGCACCGCCAGTGGGCACGCTGGGCGACGCCTTGCCATGTTAACGTCGAAGCCGAGCGGCTTTCCGTGACAATCACGTTCAACCCGCCGGACAAGCGCCGACGCGATATGGACGGAATGCTTGCCTCATCGAAGGCGTTCCTGGACGGCATTGCTGACTCGCTTGGCATAGATGACAGCCGCTTCGACCTACAGGCGCCAGTGATCGGCCCTGTGGTCAAGAATGGCCGTGTCGTGGTCGAGGTGGCGAATGGCTGACTTCCCCTGCCTTCCGTTGCTGGTTGCGCCGTATCTGGCCGATACCCGTCATCTCACGACGGAGGAACATGGTGCTTACCTGCTTCTGTTGATGAAGGCATGGACTAGACCGCTGCACCCAATGCCGACGAAGGCAGAGCTTCGACCACTGAATGTCGAGACGTACCAGTGCGCTCGCCATGTGCGATGGGAAATTCACCCAAGCAACTGGCCGGACGGAAAGTGGAGCATCGTTCGCGAAGCGGTCATCCTGCGCGACGGTGAAATCTGCGCCTATTGCAGCACAACAAATGGTCCGTTTGATGTCGACCACATCCATCCGAAGTCCCGTGGCGGTTCCAATGCCGCCGACAATCTGACTGTAGCGTGTTTCGCTTGTAACCGTAGCAAAGGCGCTCGCACCCCAGAAGAATGGAGGTGTAATTGAGCGGCACTATCTGGACGAAATTCTATTGGTCGGATTGGGAAACTGATCCGGCCCTTCGACTCTGCTCCTTTGAGGCGCAGGGACTGTGGATGCGTATGCTCTGCATTGCGGCAGCACACGACCCGATCGGCTACGTCGCGGTAGCAGGCCGCGCTCTCGATGAAACCGCGCTCGCTCGCTTGACCGGGTGCCAGGAATCCGAGGCGAAAGCCCTGGTAGGCGAACTAGAACGAAACGGCGTGTTCTCCCGTGATCGGCAAGGACGCATCTATTCTCGACGGATGGTCACGGACGCACGCAAGGCTGCCATCGCCAAGAAAAACGGCAAGAAGGGTGGCAACCCAAGTCTTTCAAATGACTGGGGAAATTCGGCGTCGGATAAGGGTGGGGATAAGCCCCATAAGCCATCTGCCAATTCTCCAAAAGAAAAACCTAAAGGTTTTTCAGAGCGCGCGAGCGCGCAAAAACCGACCCGATCTGCATGGGTTTCTCCAAGGACAACAAACCAGGCTGCGGCCTCACTGATCGAGGATATCGAGAATGGATTCGGAAGAACTGAAAGCCGCAACGAAATCGCTGGCGAAGCTGTTCGCCTCCTTCCCGCAGTCCGCGCTAGCTGACGTTGACCTTCAGCTTCGCAGCTATCTCGAAGCGGTCAAGGACTATGCCCTGATCGATGTCAACGCGGCCGTTGATCGGTTCCGGCGCGGCGAGGCCAAGGTCGAGAGCAAGGCATTCTGCCCGTCCAGCGCTCAACTGTGTGACGAGGTCCGCGAGCGGAAGCTGATGCGCGAACTCATCGCCAAGCGCGGCAACCTCACAATCGTCAAAGCGTAGGAGTTCCCATGTTCGTAGCCAGCTACAGCCGCACGATGTCATCGGCCAGGATGAAGGTCGAAGACGAAAAGCCGTTGCTCGTGGATATCCTGTCCATGCGGCGCCAGAAGGCTGCCGAACGTGCGGCGGAAGACCTAGCCAGAGCCGAGCGTCAGCGTGAAATCATCGCTAGGGAAAGGGCTGAAGCCGAAGCGTCTATTCGCGCGGCCAATGCTGCGCTGTCGAACCTGCACAAGGCGTGGGCTGATGCAGGGGAAGGCGATGAAGACGTAGCGCCAACGGCTCCCAAGATTTCAGTGCATCGCATCATGCGCCGGATTTGCCGAGCGACTGGAATTTCCGAACACGAGATCATGTCCAACCGTCGCTATCGGCCAATCGTGCTTGCCAGACAGGCGATCATGTATTGGGCCTGCCGGCGCACGTTGCGGTCATTGCCAGAGATTGGCCGGGCTCTCGGTGGTCGTGACCACACGACGGTCCTTCATGCGAAACATGCGTACGTTGCCAAGCGCAAGGCCATGGGCCGCAATTTGAAGGAAGTCCGCTGATGATCTCGCTTCCGTATCTAGCAATACAGGGGAACCAATGAAGAAAGGTAAGCCCATGCCTGCAATGGAAATCCGAGCGCACCTCGAACTGCGTCCGGCAATCGTGGACAATCCCATGTTCTCCAGATCCCACACCGAGGGCAGGGAGGGCAACATCCGCAAGATCGATGCCGTGATCAACATTCGTGAATCGGGCATCGCCACGCTTGCGGCAAAAGGATTGCTCGACATGGCCCAGGTTGCAGCAGCCGATAGTTACCGCCGTTTGTGGGAAACGTTGGGCGGGGCAGGTGCCGGTGCGATTGATTACACCCGGGAGCATGTCGACGGCGGGCCGGCACGAGAACCCATCACGGAACGCCAGATCAGAGCGGGAAAAGAACTAGCAGAATGCCGCAGGCTAATCGGCAAGCATGGTTTCGAACTCGTCACCATGATCGCCGGCCAGCGCATGTCATTGCATGAACTCTACACCACGAGGCGAGAGCGCGATACAGCAGCCGACATGCTCAGGGTGTACCTGACGCAGTTGGCGGGCATGTGGGGATTTGGAGGACGGAACTGATGAGCGAGAAAGTTACCGAATGGCTGTTTGGTATGCCGCTCGATGACATGTCGAAGGAACAGTTAATCGCGATCCTCAAGATGCGCGAGGAGCAGCACGAGAGCGAGTGTGAAAGTTTGAGGCAATCCCGTGATATGTGGATGAACGAGACGTTCAAGGTATCTCGGACACTCTCAGGCAATTGACATCTGCGCATGGATGTGGCAGCTACATGGCATCCCCCAAACTTGCGAACCGGACCATGAGCGAGCGCTGAGCGCCGCCATGCGACCAATCACGCGATAGGTTCAAGCCATGGCTTTCACTCTCCCCACGGGAGTGTCTTCGGACACTGTGCGCGCTGTCTATGAGGCAATGATTGCCGGCCTTGGTGGCGGATCGCCGCCTGAGACGACAAACACGCCAGTTGCCGTGACGCTCGTTGCCTCAACAGCCAAGGATCTGAAGGCTGCGAGCGCAACGCGCATTCGCATGACGATCTACAATCCTCTCGCGACCACGCTGTTTGTTCGCAAGGCAACGCTCGCAGCGAGCGCGGCAACTGTCTCTGCGGGCGGCTATGATTTCATCGTCCCGGCAAACGCTACATGGGTCAGTGATCCCTACGAATGGGCCGGCGGCTACAATGGCATCTGCGCGACGGCTGGCGATGTCAATGTGAGCGAGTCCGTCTGATGGGCAAGCTTTTCACTTCGCGCAGGGCATTCACAACCCTAGCTATGTCGGCAACAGCCGTACCGCTGACCGGCACCCTCACGGAAACTGCTTTGGCCACTGTACCTATTCCAATAGGCGCTCTGGCGGCAAACAGCATGTTGCGGATTACCGCGCTGTGGTCGTTCGTTAACTCCACGGCGGACAATAAATTTGTGATTATTCGGCTCGCTGGCGTTTCCGGTGATGCGTATTTCAGCAACAACTATACCAACACACTGAGCCTGGAGACGGTTACCCACATATGGGGACGAACTTTGACCTCACAGCTTGGAAAACAGGCGGGGCTCGGTCAAGCCGGCGGTTCTTCGACCTCCGCAAACAAGACATCTTCCCGAAATATGGCAACCGCCATTGACCTTGTTCTAAACGGGCAGCTTGTCACCAGCACGGCCAACACGATCACGCTTGAAGCGTATATCGTTGAACTGATGGCTGGATAAGCCAATGGGTCGCCCAAGCGATTTCACGCAGGAGACAGCAGACATCATTTGCGAGCGCATTGCGGATGGTGAGAGCCTTCGTTCGATATGCTTGAGCGAGCAAATGCCGAACAAGGCGACCGTGTTTAGGTGGCTGGCTGATCCAAAGCACGTTGATTTTGCGACCAAGTACGCGCACGCGCGCGAAGCCCAAGCCGACAGTCTGGTCGATGAAATGACCGATATTGCTGATGACGGCTCCAACGACTGGATGGAGCGCAAGAACTCAGACGGCGAAAACATTGGCTGGCAGGAGAACGGCGAGGCTTTGCGGCGTTCTGCGCTGCGCATCAGTTCGCGCCAGTGGATCGCTGAAAAGCTGAAGCCGAAGAAGTACGGCGCTAAGCTCGACGTTGAACACTCTCCCATGCGGATCGTGATCGCCAAGGAAGCGTCTGATCTGTGACCACAGGTTGCATTGATGCGATTGAAGTGTCGCGGATTACGGGGCTTATACAACTCATCGGTTGCAAATGACCGATTTTCACCTCACAGAGAAGCAGAAAGCGCTAAAACCGCTTCTTTCCTCGGGCGCTCGCAACATCCTGCTTTATGGAGGATCGCGCTCAGGCAAGACATTCCTGCTGTGCTACGCGATTGCCACGAGGGCATTGCGCGCTGATGGTTCAAGGCACGGCATCTTTCGCAAGACCAACGTTGCGGTGAAGCAGGCGGTCGGCAAGGACACGTTTCCAAAGGTGATGCAGCTTGCCTATCCCGAGGCAGCCTACAAGTGGAACGATCAGGACGGGTATTTCCTGCTCCCGAATGGCTCGGAGATCTGGCTATCGGGCCTTGATGACAAGGACCGCGTCGACAAGGTTCTCGGCAAGGAGTTCGTGACGATCTATGAGAACGAGGCGTCGGAGATCAGCTACGATGCTCACACCACGCTTTCGTCCCGTCTTGCGCAAAAGGTCAAGGTGACGGCGGGCGAGGGCGAGTATCTTCCGCAGAAGACGTACATCGATCTAAACCCGACGACGCAGAGCCATTGGACCTACAAGATGTTCGTCCAGGGCATCGAACCCTTGGAGAAGCGTCCGCTTCCTCGTGATGACTATGTGTGGGGCGTAGCCAATCCGCAGGACAACGAGGAGAACCTTGACCCTGCCTATGTGGCTGGCCTCAAGCTCATGCCCAAGGCCAAGCGCGCTCGGTTCTTCGAGGGCAAGTATTCTGGCGATTCCGCCGATGCGCTGTGGACGCGCTCGGTCATCGACAACGCAAGGCTCTACGTTCACAACGAAACGGACCTTCCTCAGTTCCGCCGCATCGTGGTTTCGATCGATCCGGCGATATCAAGCAACACGGGATCTGACGAGACTGGCATCATTGTCGCGGCTGTCGACGCCGAAGGGCAGGGATACGTTCTTGCAGACGGTTCCGGCCGTTTCAAGCCCGATGAGTGGGCACGCTCTGCCATCCATCTGTTCCACTACTACAAGGCGGACCTGATCGTAGCGGAGGCCAACCAGGGCGGGGAGATGGTCAGTTCCGTCATCCATGCCCAAAACCCTGACATGCCAGTCAGGCTGGTCAAGGCAAGCCGGGGCAAGTACATCCGGGCCGAGCCGGTGGCTGCGCTCTATGCCCGCAATCGCATCCGGCATGTTGGTGACTTCGGCGAACTCGAAGACCAGATGTGCGTCTTCACGGCTGACTTCGACAGGAACGCGGAAGGCTATTCCCCCGATCGCGTTGATGCGCTGGTGTGGGGCATTACCGAATTGTTCCCGAACCTGATTGCGGACAGGGCAACGCGCGGGGATACACCGCAGGCTGTCGCCACTGGTGATTATGACATCTTCAACATAGCCGAGACAACCAAGCGGATGAACCGACAGGCTGTCGCCGGCATGGACTACGATCCGTTTTGATCCCCGTCTCCCTTGCTGCAATTGAGTATCTGACCCTCAACATGCGCGAGATCGACAGAGCGGAGATTTTTGGGCTGCGCAGCCACGACAGCCCTACGCTCCTTGCCTATGAGGTTGCTACGATCGCCAGCCATGGCAAGGCGGCAATAGCGGAACACAAGGGCAGGCCGTGCGGCATCATCGGGGTCTTTCCGATGTGGTCAGGTGTCTGGTCAGCCTTTTCGTTCGGAACCGACGACTGGCGCCATGGCGTGCTGTCCATGACCTCATGGGCCAAATTCACGATGCACCCTCATCTGAGACAGTGCAATGCACACCGTCTGCAATGTGAAAGCCGGATCGATCATCATGAAGCGCACCGCTGGCTGACGCGCATGGGTGCGGAAGCGGACGGCCTGCTGCGTGGGTATGGCCGCGATGGCACTGACTACATCATGTTTTCATGGAAAGAACGCCATGTGCTTCGGTAAGATTCCTGATCCCAAGCCTGCACCGCCGACGCCCAATCCCAAGGACGCCACGCTTGCGGCTATTGCCGAGCAACGCATGAGCGCCAATCGCGCCAGCGCCTCGGGCAACATCCTCGCAAAGCTGCGTGACCAGGAAGTCAACAACAGCAGCATGAAAACGAAGCTGGGCGCCTGAGCATGGATTACCAGGCACTCTGCCGCCGCTTCGATAGCCTGAAGGCCGACAGGGGCACTTTCGAGAGCCATTGGCAGGAGGTTGCCGAATACATCTTCCCGCGGCGGGCGGACTTCAACACCGAACGCACGGCGGGCGACAAGCGCAACAACAAGATACTCGATTCAACCGGCATGCGTGGCCTTGGGCTCTTGGCAGCCGGCCTGCATGGTTTCGTCTCCAATCCCGCCTCGCGCTGGTTTTCGCTGAAGACCACGGATGACGATCTGAACAAGAACGATGCGGTTCGCGAATGGCTGGGCAAGGTCGAAGATATCATCTACGCGCAGATGCATTCGCCTCAGTCGTCCATCACCACGCACCTGGACGAAATGTATCTGGACTATGCTGCGTTCGGCACTGCCATCATGTTCATTGGCGAAACCAAGGATGGCGAGAGCATCCTGTTCCAGACACGGTTTCTTGGCGAATGCGTGATTGACGAAAATTCCGA